TACTATATACGGTATACTAACTCATGGCTATGATAAGGTGTATGCTTATATTGAACACGTATGGGGATTTCCATCAGACAGCAGTAAGACTGCTTTTGTATTTGGTTTGAATTATGGATGCTGGAAGACAATCCTCGAAATATCTGACTGCCAGTATGAAACGGTAAATCCAAGAGTTTGGCAAAAACACTTTCAGACACCTAAAATGGAAAAGAGAGAACGTAAACAATGGCTGAAAAAACTTGCAGCCGAGTCTGCTGCAAACCTAGAAGTAAATGGGAGTAGAACAAATAATGTCACATTTAATACCTCCGATGCATTGCTAATATCTAAATACTGTAAGGATATAAAGTATATAGGCTATAATGAAAAAATTACCCCGAAACATATCAGCAAAAAAGGAAATCGAAAATGAAATCAAAACCAAACCAGCAACCTAAAAAAGTTAGAAA